TGCCCGATGAGCTAACTGGACCAACCTGGGACGATTCAATCCCTTGCCCACACAAGATCAAGCCGTACTACAAAGGGCGTGCTGCTGGTGGTGCAACAGCCGTCTACCGCGCTGGTGCAATTGGTGACGCGATCATCGCTACTGCCTTCGTCAACTACTTGGTGCAAGAGTCGGGTGGGGTTGTGGAGGTTTACGCTCCTGCTCGCAACTTGCCTCTCTACGCTGGGCTAGGCGCAAAGCTGTGGCCGTTGCCTGCATCGCTGGAGGCATGGAGGTCATTTGATGCTCACTTGCCAACGGATGATTTGTTCAGCGGACAGGTAGGCAATACGAAGCTAGGCACTGGTCCTGGCAACTGCTACCAGCGCATCTACGAGTGGATGGGGGTATGGGATGAGAAGACTATGGCGAAGTATTGTAAGCCAGTTCTACATCTCATCGAGCCAGACCACGAAGAGTTGAAGGCAATGGGCAAGTGGCCGTTGCCTAGTCCGTTCTTTGCCTACCACGTTAGCAGCTCTGGTCCGACCCGCACCTACCCGCCAACAATGGGTCAGGAGGCGGTGCTGGCGTTGCTTGAGGCTTATCCAAAACATCACGCTGTGATTATTGGGCTGGATAACTCAAACAACTTTAAGGTAGATCATCCGAGGGTGATTGACCTATTCAACTGCACCAAGGCTGTGCGCTCGCTGTTCCCGATTATCAGCGGGGCTGACTTTGTTGTTGCACCCGATAGCTCAGTCAATCACATGGCTGCTGGGTTGGATACGCCGTGTGTGTCGTTGTGGGGATCATACGATCCAAAAGATCGCATGAGTTTCTACCCTAAGAACGTATCGGTATTCAAGCCCGATACCTGCCCACACGCACCTTGCCGTCCGCACGCTGGGTTGCCGCAGGCTAAGTGTAAGGATGCGAGTAATCGCACCCCGAAAACTCAATACTGGTGCAACGCCTTGCGGAATATTACAGCGCAGGATATTGTTGAGGCATCCAAAAAAGCAATAGAACTAGAAAGCAAATAACTAACTGGCGTTGTGGTATGCAGGGAGATCCTGCATCGGGCGTTTCCTCAGTGTGTTCTCCTCTTGAATCAGAGCCAGTTTGAATTTCTATGAGTGAAGAGATCAAGATGTTTAGTGGCCTGGCCGAAGAGCCAGAACAGTATCTGTTTGGCTTTGCAGCCGAAACGGAAACATTAAGCACGACAGCATTGCAAATTGATGCGATGCACTACTCGCACAAGGTTGGCGAGATAGGCGAGTTGCAGTTTGATATATGGGCAATCAGCAATGGTTTGAATGCGTGGAGGTCAATCAATCCGCACACGAAGATAGATCGGATAGTGGCAATGAATGATGGAACATTTAGAGGATTTCACATAAAGACTGCCACGTTCTCATCCAAGCAAAATTGCTATGGATTCAAGGCAACATCCGATCCAGACACATTCCCGTCTGATTACTGGTTTCTTGTTGGGCTTAATCAAGACTTGGGTGTTGCATTCAAATTGATCGTTCCGTTTGATAGGTTTGGAACTCAATCAAGGGTTTCAATAAGTAAAGCTTGCATCCATGATTATACCGAATACACCAAGATCCCGATTGAATTTTTATGACCCCCGCACAACGGCAAGCTGAAGAGATCGTAGGCCAAGTGGATTGGCAGTCCGAGAACCACGGGCTGTGCAAGTGTCCAGGTGAGGCTGCTCATACCAGCCACACCCGCATCCGTGATACAACGGTGTTCGTAGATGGCGCGCCGACTATATTCTGCTGGCATACTTCCTGCACGCCGTATCGTGATGAGGCTAACCGCAAGCTGCGCAGAGCTATATCCAGTGATGTTCTCTACAAGCCAGTAAACATTATGTCTGGTGGCACAGCCGTGCCGAAGTTAGTCATCAAGAAAGACCCGCACTCCGAGGTGTTGGATAGGATCAAGACGATTGCTGAGTCAAACAAGCAACGCTACCTCACGCACTACAATTGGGAGACGGCTGATATGTTTGAGGAAAGCCCGACCAAGCTGGACGATCCAGCCCAGGACTATCAGTTGTTCCTGTCGCTGTTCAACGCTGTCGATAACATCTGGATAGGTAACGTGACGGATAGCGGTAAGCATCCGCAAAACTTCCGCACAGCCTACGAGTGGAAGAAGCTGGATGAGCCGATTGGGCAGTACACAACTGGCGCGAGCTACAAGCAAGGCACGGTCAGTCGATCCAACGATACGGTTGAGGACAGGATATTCTTAGTTGTCGAATCGGACGTACTCAGCAAGCCACAGATGGGCGCGGTGTTCCAATTGATGCGTGACTTGTTTAGCATGAAGCTGCACGCCGTTGTTAATACTGGAGGAAAGAGCTTGCATGGTTGGTTTGAGATGCCACCAAAGAATGAGTGGGTGGACCAATTAAAAGCTTTTCTTATTCCGTTAGGATGCGACCCTGCAACATTCAAACCCAGCCAACCCGTTAGGATTCCTGGGGCAAAGAGAGAAGACAAAATGCAGAGCCTATTATGGTTTTGCAAAGGAGGAAAATGATAGAGCCAGCAGTAGCACTTGGTATCAAACCGAAAACGGACGAGTGGCCGCCGATCAAATCTTATGCACAACTTGTTAAGGAAGACCTACCCGCACCAGAGACGCTAATTGAGGGAATGCTACATAGAGGCGGGAAGATGTTGCTGGGTGGAGGAAGCAAGGCGTTCAAGAGTTGGAGTCTAATCGACCTAGCCCTTTCGTTACACGCTGGCGTTCCTTGGTGGGGGCAACAGTGCAAGATGTCGCGGGTGTTGTTTATCAATTTTGAGATCCAAGAATGGTCGTTCCGAAACCGTTTAGCCGATGTTATCAAAGCCAAGGGACTAGAAGACAAGGCCGATGACTTTGATGTCTGGACGCTCCGAGGTCACGCTGCCGACTTGACTCTCATCCGTCCTATGATCGAGAAGCAGATTGAAGGTAAGGGCTACCAAGCCATTATCCTTGATCCAAACTACATGCTCATGGGAGAGAGAGACGAAAATTCAGCTGGGGATATGTCAAGTTTGATGAACGAATTTGAGTACCTAGCCACACGGCACAATCTGTCGATCATCCTATCACACCACTTCAGCAAGGGTAACAAGTCGGGTGCAGAGTCGATTGACCGCTTCAGTGGTTCGGGCGTGTTCGCCCGTAATCCAGACACCTTGGTCGTTCTGACTGCCCACGAGGAGGATGAGAAGACTTACACTTGTGACATCACACTGCGTAACTTCCCGCCAGTAGATAGCTTTGTCGTTCAGTGGCATTACCCGCTGTTCCAAGCCAACTTTGCACTCAACCCAGACAAGCTAAAGAAGCCAGGTGCGCACAAGGCTGTTGACGACAAAAGATTCTTAACCGAGATGGGCAGCAAGCAGTGGCAGGCGGGTGATTTATGTCGTCATATCATTGAAAAGTTGGAAGTATCGGAAAGTACGTTTTATAGGTATCTAAAACGCCTTCATAAAGCTAACAAGATATTGTCTGACAGCGGCTTGTATATTGCCAATCAGACTGCTTTCTAATCCACTTTCAAAACACTATCATCTCTTGAGCTACCAGACTCCTTATATATATAAGGAATAATTCGCGAAGGAAAAGTAGGAACAGGACTCCTTAGTCCGTCCTGTCCCTACTACGCTACGCTATTTCCGTAGCGTTCTCCTAAATGAACAAACAAAGGCTGGCAGGGCTGGGCTGGGCTGGCTCGCACACGCTCACACCTGCCAAGGACGGAGTTGGTGATAAGGTGGTGGGTGTGGTACAATCGTGAAATGAACAACAGTAAACCTGGTTTATATGCAAACATTAACGCCAGACGTAAGGCTGGCACTAGCCGTCCTAAATCTAAAAGCACCATCAGCCCCAAGGTGTGGCGCATGATGAAAGCCAAGAAGGGTGGGTTTGAATCACGATAGAGAGCAGTTGAAGGTAGCGCACAAGTTCATTGCCCTGCTTCAGAGAGAGAATGCCCAGTTGCATGGCGTGTTACGTTTGCTAGGTCAATTGGTAGACGATATGAACGCCAACTGCTCCTACGAGGTCTTTGAAGTGCAATGGAACAGCCTTACCGAGCAGGTCAAGAGGCTGTCAGGCTTCTTTGAGAGCCACCAGAAGGCACTCCAGTCGCTCCACGATGCCTGTCCTGAGGTTTGGGATACCGACGAGGTAGATGATGAATCCTAGAGAACTGCCTTGCAACAGTCCGAGGCGTACACCTGGAGGACCAAAGAAGTTTGT